CATGCCATTCTATTACACCATCTGACATTGACCATTCTGAATCTGGTCTTAAAGATTGTATTGCTTTTATTTTATCTATCATGCTGCCACCTCAATTAAGGTTATAGATGTTGTATCTGTAGAACCTAAAATCCCACTTGTATAACTTGCATTAGTTGAGAACATTTGTAGTTTATAAGTAACAGTAGATGTCGTTGCTGGAGAATCTAAAATCATCATTGATGTTGGGATATAAGTATTACTATAATTTGCAATATAAGCACCACTAAATCTAAAACCAACAACAGTAGAAGCACCTCTTAATAATCGAGTATATGTCCTACAATCTGGGGTTGTACTTCCAGCACTAGTTCGCACATTATAATCTACTAAACAAAAAACTTTATTTGAAGATGATGTTGGTGTAATTGAAAGTGTATAATTAGTCACATCAACAAATGATGTAGATGTTGTAGTAAAATCAGTTGTGAGAACAAAATTAACAAGCTGAATAAATGTTCCAGATTTAGCTGTGTCAATTACAGTTCCTGTATTAGCTGACAATGCTAGATTGTTCAGACTTCCATTTCCAGTTCCAGTTATTGCTAAAGCCATTTAATCTCCTATACTATAGTCCATGTTGAAGAAGCAGGTATGGTAACGGTTATGCCGCTATTGATCGTGACAGGGCCAAATGAACCAGCATTCTTTCCTGACGTTATTGTATAGTCTGCGCTAACCACCGTGTCATTTTCCCAGAACACAAAATTACCTGTTCCGCCCACAGCTCCATTATCTAAAACTAAACCTCTAGGTATGTATGCAATTATACTGACACTATCGCCTGCTGTTGCACCCGTACCTAGAACTACAGTTGTACCATTTGTTGCAGTAAAATCATCATCAACAACTAACTTTACACCATTTAAATAAACATCAACATACCCTACAGTATAAGCATTAGTTAGTGTAAAAGTTGTTTGCCCAGAGGTAGCTGTAAAATCATAAACTAATCTTTGTGATGCAACTCCTGGTGCGTTTCCTATATAACTCATTTACTCTCCTAATGATGCGTTGTCGTATACTGTTTTTAGTGCATCAACAGTTGTTGCGTTATCTATATCTGTTTGGATTGTTGCATACCTTGTTCTAATCTCTGCTCTTGCAGTTTCTGCTGTTGTTGCATCTGCACAAGGTATTTGCTTTGCAATAATATCATCATGTGGTTTGAACTCTTCTGCTCTTTTTGCTTTTCTTTTCTCATGTGCAATAGTTTTTGCCTTTGTTAAATTCACCACAATACTCATTCTTGATACTCCCATGCGTTTCTAAATGTAAAATCTGTTGGTACTTCACTAACATCAACTATCTTATATGGTCTTCCAGGTGGTACATCTTTAACTGCTATTTCTTCAACAGTCAAACCACAATTATCTGTAGGGATAACAACAGCTACTCCACCTTCTTCTGTTTGATATAAAATTCTTTTATTACTGTTCATATATTTCTCCTCAACCTACAACAATTACTCTTGTTGAACCATCAGTATGATAAGAAGGTGGACTACCATAATTTTGCAGGGTTACAATTCTAACAGAACTAGCTGAATCTGGACGACCTTTTGCTAAAGCCACAAATGATTCATTTCTATCATAAGCGAAAGTTGTATTATAATCTAGTTTTGTTATAGCACCGACAGCAAAATCATCATTTGGCATAGCTGTTGTAAAATTAATTGTATGGTCACCAGTTGCATGATTTGTAATAGATGAAACATTTCCACTACCATTAATCGTAGTTCCAGTATAGTTTACCCAAGCTCTCACAGCAAAAGCTGGTGCTGAACCAGACTGTCCACCATCTAACATTCCAGCAGTTATAGTTCCTGTATCAGCTACATTAACTACATTATTACTATTCTCTGTTAGATTGCCTACACTATTAGTTGTTCCACTTATCGTTGCATTTCCTGAAACAGTAGCATTCCCTGTAACTTGTAAATTACCTGGTAGAACACTTTCTGTTGGAAAAACTGGTGCGTTACCTATCGTTGCCATCTAATCTCCTATACTAAATAACTAACTACAGCATCAGCAGAAGTCGCTGCACTTGCATATGCTTGAACAATATCACCTGCTTCTAAAACTAATTTTTGATCACCACCAATAACAACTAATGTACCACCTGGAAGAACAGTTGCATCTTTAACAAGATAAGTCAATGTCCCTGCATTTTTAGTAATGGAAGCAGTAACCGTAATATTAGAAGTCACTTTGTTTGAGAGAGATAAACCAATAATTGTATGAGTATCTCCAGCTCCTACTGTATCTGTAACTGTTGTAGCAGAACCACTTGTGCCAATACTTGATGATGTTTTAGATTTAAATGCCATAATATTATCCTAATGCTATTGCAAATTGAATTGCTATTTCTTCAGCCTTTGTTGTATCCACTGCTTTACCTGCTGGGTAGGTTGTAAAAACGTCCTTTGTCCCCGCAGAAAAGTTTGTAGCTGAACCTGAATTTGATGACGCTAAAACTGTTGTTCTAGCTAGTGTTGTACCTGATGCAGTATATGTTCCTGTACCAACTTCCCACTCATTAGCAGAACGATGAACTATAGCATAGTAAGTGGTGTTACCATCACCTACTTCGGAAAAAGCGTCAAAACCTGTCACAGCGCCAGCAAGAGTAACTGTACCCGTGCCAGTCGTTGTTGTGGTTTCTCGTACTCTATCCTTAAATACTAAAGCCATTTATGCTAACCTTAAAATTGCGTTTGATGCATCTGGTGTTGGAAAAATAACTGTAAAATCCCCTGCAGTGGAAGTCTTATCTCCACCAAAATCTAGTACAAGTACAGAAGGATTAGTATAAGTATGTGTTGGCGTTGTATTGTAAATTAACGCACCCCTTGCTGTAATTGTAGCGGTTGACCAAGTCTCATCAGCAAAGTCAATAAATGCTGTAGTACCTGATGTTGTTGGGGAAACTTTAGTTAGTTCTTGACCCCCTGCAGCATAACCTGTACCTGATGTTTCGTTAGTCGCTGAATATGCTGTAGTTGTTGCATCGAGAGATGCCGAACTTGTATAAAGTGCCATGTAAATTGTGTCACCACTAGAGCGAAAATCATGCGCTCCTTCTAGTAACTCTTGCTTAAATGATGTGCAAACTGCTTGTGTAATAGCCATAAAAACTCCTATATCTTTGTAATGATGTTCGCTGCGTTTGTTAGTCCAGCGTCTTTCAGTTTATTATACAACGTTGTACGATCACTTTTAATGGCTTGTTTCATGTACAACACTAATATCTTTCTTAAATCTTCTTTAAATGCTCTGGCTTGTTCTTTGAGTAGAGGGTGAGCTGTATCTGCTACATGTAAAATTTTATCGAGTGCTAGATTAGCAATCTCTTCAGGAGTCATACCACGACCCTGTGTTGTCATAACTTTTGCCTCTCCGACTAATGTATCAAGTAAAGCGCTTTGCATTATTTAACCTCATATCTCACTTGTCCAGAACGATAAGCATCACGCCTATCTTTTCCATCACCAAGCATTTTAAGTTGAACGATATTTTCCTGATATTGTTTTTGGTAGTTAGCCATCAAATCAGGGTCTCCTTTTAAATACGTATACGCTTGAACTAAACACGCATACAATAAAGCCTGTTCATAATTATCCCCTAACCATGTAGTTGAAACAGACACAATAGATGTTGGGTAATAATAGTAATGTAATTCTATATTATAAGCACTGTCAGGCGTGGGGCCTAGTATAAAAGTATTATGGTCAAAGAGCGCATAGTATTTTGGTTGTGCTTGAGTCGATGCATTGGCATACGCTTCTCTAATAAAGTTAACGTCTTTATTTAATAAAAAATGTTGATCGCTACTTCCATCTATAATTGACATGGAATAGACCGCTAAAAAATCAGAAGGAGTTTGCACATATTTATTTCCTAATGTTGCATTACCTGTTACGTTCTTTCTTAAATAAGGAAGTTGTACTTCGTTATAAATTTTTCTTTCTGCTTGTTTTATAAATTCATCAATATGACTGACGAAAGAAGTCTCGGTACTTTCTGTGTAATCTTTTATTGCTTGTACTAATTGCGTGTAATTCATTATCCTATCTCTACAGTTACTTTACCTACAGCCATATTTACTTTTTGTCCTAATACAGGTTTAAATCCAAACAATCCTCTACCTGATGTAGCTCCAGTAGGTCTTGGGTTTCTAAGTGCCTGTGGGTCATCAACAGGAAAGCTACCCAAATCATTTTGTGGTTGGTCTGGATTCCAACACTCAGGACAAGCCCTAATATTAACTAACTTATTTCGTTTCGTTAATTCTTTTAACTCATTTAAATTATACCTAAAACCACAAATATCGCAAAACCCAAATGCGAGTTTCCCACTAGCAAACTGAGTCATTAAGCAGTTCTTTTAGAAAACCCTGTCCCTTTAGTTGCAGCGCCTGAACCCTTCATTTTGTTAGTCTGTGTATTAGCGACCTTATCTGGGTATCCTGCAAAGTCTGGAACTGGACATGGTTTTGGTTGTTGGTATGTTGTTTTATCTTTCATAGTAATCTCCTTATGAGGTAATGTTCGGTGCGAACTGGATTGATGACTTATCTCTATCTTCATCTGCAGCGAGAGTAAATTGTTCATCATACGCTGCTTTAAGGAACGTAACCCTGTCAAGTCCAACTTCAGGGCGCTTAGTGGCGATATGATAAGCAAGTCCAGCAACAAGACAAGGAATGAAACGTGAAGGCACATCATAAGTATTACTACCAGCACGACCTGCATCTTCAATTCTTCTAAGCCTCCAATAAGCCAACGTATAGGTTGTGGATGAGTCTGGTGTTGGCCAGACGCTAACTTTTGGTGTGGCTTGCCTGTCGACATAGATTTGTATTGGTCTCCCTTGGTTGTTTTTGTTTGGTATGGTTGCATAGGTTGAAACTGAAATTCGGTTAATAGATAAATCTTGTTGGTTGGAACCACTTCCAGTTCTAATGACTGTTTCTAATAAATCAATTGTATCTGCTGGTAAAGTATAAGTAGCAGTGCCTGTAGTTAAAGATACTGTTCCAGCTTCAACTGTCCATAAATTAATCCCTTTATTAGACCACTCAGCAGCCATAATATCTAGACTACGTCTTGCTGTTTTTAAATCATATCCACTACGTAATTCTAGTCCGCATCTCTCATATGCTTCTTCTACAATCTCGACTATTTCTGGATTGAATGTTGCTGTTCCACTAGTTGCCATAATTTGCCTTTAAATATTTAATCGCACTTTTTAAACTGCTTGTACTATCTTTAAAAAAACCTAACCCTGTGTTACAGTAATGACAGAGTAAACCTCTTACTTTACCTGTGTTGTGGTCATGGTCTATAAATAAAGTTTCTATAGTTCCTTTTATACCACATATTTTACACGTATACTGTTGTTTATCCAACATATTGTAAAGGATATTTGTATCGATATTATGTCTAGAGCAACGGAGTTTATCTTTATTATCTCTTTTGTACTTACGCACTTGAGCCTTAGTTTTCTCTGCGTTGCATCCTTTCTTATACCATTCACGACCTTCCTTGTTCTTACACTCTTTACAATATGGACGATGTCTATTTGTGTCCTTACGATATGGATAATCTTTTAACTCTTTAGACTCCCCACACCTTTTACAAATTACTTTTTCTTTTCCTCGCACTTGCATGATGTATCTGTTTTATCCTCCCTAACTTTACAACAGACGTACTTAACTTTTCTTTTTGCGCTTTTTAATTTTTTCTTGAACAGTTTTAGGAAGCTCTTTGAAGTGATATAACCTTTGGCTAGTCTTACCGTGTGTTTTGCCTGAATGTAATTTACCACCAGGCATCTTATGCATTCCTCCTTTATGTTCTCGCCCATCTCCAAAATAATGTGGCACACCTTTTGCCATGACTTCTCCTTTTCCATTATGTTTTCTTTTTCCTTCTTCTTAGTGAAGCAACTCTACGTGGACGACCTGCTGGTTGTCCTAGTCTTTTCTTCTGTGCTATTCTTGATTTCTTTTCAGCAGTTGTCATTTCTCCAGATGTTTTTGGAGTTTTACTAGACACTCGTTTACTAGGTCTGCAATAAGGCGTACCACGTTTCTCACCTTTTTTTCGACCACAGGCTTTGCCAGTTCTTACATCTTTCCACTCTTCTTTAAACCATCGTTTTAAAGCTAGACCTTTCTTAGTCTTTCTAACTGCCACTACTTACCTTTTTTCTTTCTACATTTAGCAATAGCACCTGAAGCATAAGCACTAGGGAATACTTTGTAGCTAGCCTTTACTTTGTGATAACAAGCATCTTTTACAGT